ATCTACAACCCTGTGCCGCCGGAGGTGATGCTGGAAAGCATCCTGTACTACTACGGCGGCGCGCCGATCAGTACCGTGCGCGGCATGATGGGCTACACCCAGACCGTGACGCCGGAGGCAATCCGGCACAGAGTATGCAACTGGAAGAAGAAACACCCGGCGCTTGCCGCCGGTATGCCGCACAAGCGGCCAAAACCGAAAAAGGAGACCAAGCCCATGAAAATGACCTATGATGAGGCGGGGCTGCCCGCCTACGCCTACGCCAAAAGCCCCTACACCGGTGCCGTGGTTCGTATCGTGCGCGGGGAGCGTGCCCTGTTTGGCATGAACAGCCAGACATGTATAGACGAACTGAACACCGCTGTTGGTGTTAGCCGTGCCCAAGCCGCCGCTATGTACAATGGCGCGATGTGCGGTTGGGGTACACCCTACTCAGATCCTAGCAATTATAATGAGGTCGGTGTCTACATCGGCCCGGAAATGGAGGATAAACATGGAGAAGAATGAGACCCCAAAAAACCTCGCCCTGCTGACGGCTGACGAGGTCGCGCTCAGCATCCTGGAGGTGGACGCCGAGGGCGTGCGCATCAAGCTGTGGCCGGATGTCAACGCCGTGCGCGCCCATCTGGAGGAGTGCTGTGAGCGTATGCCCGGCGGGCTGAATGGCTACAGCGTGCGGCACTACGTTTGTGGGCGGTATCTGTACTGCGCCGTGGCCCTGGCCGACATCACAAAGGACGCCCCCTGCCCCAGCACCTACCGCGTGAGCAGCGACGCGCCCACCAACGAGGCAGACGGCAGCTTTTTGGCCGCTGCTGCCGCCTGGAGCATCGGCGCTGGGGTGCTGAATCTGCCGCCGCTGCGCATCCCGGCCAGCAAGGTCCACATCGTCCCCCAGGGCAGGCCCGGCACCAACATCATTGAGCGCTACGTTCTGGACGATGCCCTCACCCTGGACGACATCACCTACAACGGTGACGGCAGCGTGGCATCGCTGAGGGTGCGCAAGCGTGATGGGAGCGTGATCACATGGCAAGCCAGCTGATCGCCCATGTGGCCGCCTGGTACATCCCAACGGGCCAGCCCTTAGTCAACGACATGGACGGGCTGACGATTGACGGTGCGTACCGCCTGGAGGCCCAGCGGATGCACGCCGAACTGGAGCGCCGCGCGCGGGGGCAGCCCCTATGCGTGGAGATCGACATCCGCCCGGTGAAGAACAAGCGCACACTGGATCAGAATCGCCTCATGTGGGCGTTGCTGAACAGGCTGGCGCTGGCGTTGAGCGGCGGCACCCCTGGCGGGGTGACTGCCGAACAGTGTTATCTTGACCTGCTGGCCGAGTTCGGCGCGGAGGTGGAGACCTGGCGCGTGCCGGTCAAGGCCCTGCCCGCCCTGCGCAACACATACCGCGTTGTGCAGATGGTGGAACTGCTGGACAACGGCTATTGCATGGCCCGCCTCGGACTAGGCAGCAGCAGCTTTGACCGGCAGCAGATGCACGACTTCATTGAGCGCATCTTTGACCGCCTGAGCGAGGCCGGCGTGGACGACGCCGAGACAACCGAGCAGTACCGGGACTGGAGGCGCGCCGATGAATTGCGTTAAGTGCAACAGTAGCCAGGTGCGCGTCATCGACACCCGCGCCAAGGGGACCCGGCGGATATACCGCCGCCGCGTCTGCATGATGTGCGGTTTCCGCTGGACGACGGTGGAGCTGCCTGTTGGTGATGTGCGCCAGGCGGTGGATGCCGTCAACGGACTGGAGGAGCGCCGTGGCAAAAAGCATACTGCAAAGCGATAAAGAGTGCTACCTCTGCCGCCGGTTCTACAATCTGCGCACCACGCGCGGCCTGGAGGAGCATCACATCCTGTTTGGACGCGGACGGCGCGAGTTGTCTGAGCGGTACGGCCTCAAGGTCTGGCTGTGTCATAACCACCACAACGAGCCGCACCTGGGCGTGCATTTTGACCCGGCGGCCCGGCGGGTGTTGGAACAGGCAGCACAATTTGCTTTTGATGAACTCCACGGCCCCGGCAGCTTCGCCGAGGTGTTTGGAGAAGAAATTTAGTTTTTAGGAGGATGCAAACGATGAATGTATGGTATAAGCCCAGGCTGCAAAGCGTCGATAACATTATTAAGACGCAAGTTCTGGGCGGAGAAGTAAGCCCCAAACAGATTGATGCCGTCCATGATGAGGCGCTGGATGTCGTCCTCACGGCGCTGAACGGCGAGGCGGGAATATCTGGCCCGGATATCCCTTTTTTGTGCGCGGCTCTGCATTTCTGGCGCGATGAACTGATCGAGACGATGCGCAGAGAACACCCTGACGACCTTGAGGCCGAGAAAGCCTCTTATATCATGATGAAGCGGCATTATAAGGGCGAGGCCAAAAAAGTTGGAGGTGATGAGTAATGCCCCAGATAGTAAACAAAAAGAGCGTGCTGGAGATGGCGATGGGCGCGATTGCCGAGATCACGGACTATGAGGTTGAGCGGGTCGTGGCTAACATTATGGACCCTAACACCGCGGCAACCGCCAAGCGCAAGATCACCATCACGCTGACCTTTGCACCGGATGACTACCGCCAGCAGATCGGCATGGACGCGCAGGCAAAGACCACCCTCGCGCCGATCCAGCCGGTACGCACGTCCCTGTGCATTACCAAGGCGCGGGACGGCAGCCTGCTGCTGGCCGAGATGACGCCGCAGGTCCCCGGACAGGTGGACATGGACGGCGATGAGACACCGATGCCCGCAATGGCCCGCGTGGGCCGGGCCGGGTATTAACATACAGAAAGGACAAAGACAATGGAAAACAGCTTTTTAAAAGACGCTATTAACCGCATTGTGGAGCTGGCGACCCCCTTCACCCTGGAAACGCGCAACGGGCATCAGTTCTGTTCCGCCAATCTGCGCGAGGTCAAGCCGGAGGTTGAACTCCCGGCACGGTACTCGGTGGATACTCTGGAGGCGCTGGTCAAGCTGATCCGAACCGAGGGCGTCGCCCAGGCACCGCAGCTGTATGTGCGTGTGGACAGCTCCCGGCGGGTCGTAGTGGACAGCACCTATACGGGCCGCGACTACGCGATCTACAGCCGCCTGCCGCTGTATGAGGCCGAGAGCGATGTGCCGAGCATTTCCGTCAACCAGAGCATGAGCCAGGAGAAGGCCATTGTGGAGCTTCAGAGCCTGTATGCCGTCACCACAGACCGTGACTACCTGCTGGCCCTGCTGAGCCGGATTGACGTCAATCAGGGCGTGTCCAGTGTGGACAACGGGATCAGTCAGGAGGTCAGCGTCAAGACCGGCGCGGTGCTGAAGGAGCAGCAGACGGTGCAGCCCATCGTCCACCTGCAGCCCTACCGCACTTTCCTTGAGGTCGAGCAGCCCGCCAGCGATTTCCTGCTGCGCCTTGACAAAGAGGGCCGCCCGGCGCTGTACGAGGCTGACGGCGGTGCATGGAAGTTGGAGGCCAAGCGCAACATCGCCGCCTATCTGGGCGAGCAGCTGGCCGATCTGATCGAGCACGGCAATGTGGTGGTGATGATCTGATGCTGAATATCTGTGCATTTCAGGGCCGCCTAGCCCGGGACCCGGAGCTGCGGCAGACCAACACGGGCAAGCAGGTGGCGACGTTCACCCTGGCTGTGGATCGCGGGCGCAAGGACGCCAACGGCAAGAGCGTGGCGGACTGGATTCCCGTCATTGCGTGGGAGCGCGCCGCCGAGTTTGCCTATAAATGGCTCACTAAGGGCCAGATGGTGGCGGTGGACGGGCGGCTGCAGAGCCGAACCTACACGGCCAAGGACGGCACCAACCGCACCGTGCTGGAGGTTGTGGCCAACAACATCAATTTCTGCGGCAGCAAGGCGGACAACGCAGGGACTCTTTCAGCTCCCGCTGAGGGGCCCAGAGTGGGCGCGCCCGCACCGGAGTACAGCCGCGGGCCGGGTGACGACTTCGCCATGATCGAGGATGAGGGCGACCTCCCATTTTAAACGTTGAAAAATTGAAAAATGACCTTGCAGGGATGCGCCGAAAAGAGCGCGGCGCACCCCTGTGTTAAGGTCAGCCATTTTTAGAAAGGCCAAGCTATGGAAAAACCCGGATTTTACGCTATTCTTCCCTCCCCGGTACGGTATGACAGGCGGCTCAGTGCGTCCGAGAAGGTTTTCTTTGCAGAGATCACCGCCCTGTCCGACCAGTGCGGGTACTGCTACGCCGGCAACGGCTATTTCAGCGAGCTGTACGACACGAGTGACCGCACCGTGCAGCGCTGGGTGAAGCACCTGCAGGAGCTGGGCTATGTGGCCGTGACCAATGTCCGGGACGGTGCCGCAATGCAGCGGCGCATCTCCCCGCTGTCAGATGCAGCGCATAAGGAAGCCCCGGAAACAGAGGCCGACAAAAATGTCGGTGAGCGACACCCAGTGTCGGCGGGCGACAAAAATGTCGCACCCACCCCGACAAAAATGTCGCCTACCCCCCGACAAAAATGTCGCCTAGAACAATACAAGAATAACAATACAAGAGAGAACAATACGCGGGCGGGCGCGCGAGAGAGCGTCCGGGATGTTCTCCGGGAATCCTTCCCGTGGAATGAACGGCTGACGGAGGCCCTGCTCGCATTTGAGGAGTCCCGGGCCGCGGGCAAGCATCCGCTGACCGTCAACGCCGCGTCGCTGGCCTGCAACAAGCTCAACCAGCTGGCCGACGAGGCGGGCGTGCGTGACCGCTACGGCTACATGGCCGCCGTGCTCGAGCAGAGCATCCTGCGCGGATGGGAGGGGCTGTTCGCCCTGAAGGACGATTTTGTGGATGCCGTCCCCACCCAGCGCCCTGCCAGCACGGAGGATCGCCCGCGGGAGATCGGGCCGGACACCGACATACTTGATTTTTTGTGAGGCTTTTGAATGGAACGTGCAACTATAAGCCGGCAACAGCAGACGCAGCGGGCGTTTCTGGGCGCGGCGCTCATGGACCCGGCCCGCGCACGGGAGTACATCATCAAGCTGGTGCCCGGGATGTTCGACGAGGGCGTGAGCCGCGCGGTGTTCAGCGCGGTGCAGCAGCTCACCATGGCCGGGGAGCCGGTGGACGTCATCACGGTCATCAACCGGGCATCGGCGGGCCGCCCGGCGGATGAGATCAGGCCCGGCGTTGTGGCAATGGCCGAGACCTGCCCCAGCGTCTCCAACATCGGCAGCTATGCGGCGCAAATTCTGGAGGACTACCGCTACTCGCTTTTGCAGGGCGACTTGATGAAGTGCATGGCCAAGGATGCCATGGACAGCGACGGCGTCTGCCGCCAGCTGCGCCGCACGCTGGCGGTGCAGGATGCCATCCGCAGCACCCAGACCGACAGCACGGCCAGGGACTTTGACGCGGTGCTGGATTCCGCGCTGGCCCGGCTGGATGAGCCGGACGACAGCCTGAAACTGGGTTGGCCGGAGCTGGACCGGTACGGTGTATTCCACCGCGGCCGCACCTGCGTGGTGGCCGGGCGGCCCGGCTGCGGCAAGACGGATTTCAGCATCAATCTGGCAAGCCGACTAAGCAAAAAGTACCGCGTCTACTACCTGACGCTGGAGGAGACGGCAGAGGCGCTGATGGACCGCATCCTCTCCAAGGTCAGCCGCATCGACAGCGGCAAGCTGACCAACAAGACCCTGACACCGCGTGAGCGGGAGATCATCGACAACACGGCGGGCATCCTGCGCCGCCACCACAACATGATGCTGGATGCCGACAGCAACCTGACGATTGACGGGTTGGAGGCCAAGATCATGCAGTACAAGCCGGACATCGCGTTCATCGACCACATCGGTCTGCTAAGTCCCACCGACCCGCGCCAGACCGAGTACCAGCGCATTTCTGAAATTACCCGGCGGCTGAAGGTGGCCGCCATGAAGATGGGCATCGTGGTTGTGGAGCTGTGCCAGATCAACCGCGCCGGCGTGAAGGGCAACGAGGGCCGCTTCTGCAATCTGGAGGACCTGCGCGGCTCCGGCACGATTGAGCAGGACGCCAACAGCGCGATCTTTGTGGAGAACAGGCGCACCGAGGACAGCAAGGAGCTGCGCGGCGAGGACGCCTATCAGGATACCGCCGTGATGTATGCCAAGAACCGCGAGGGGCCGACGGGCGTTGTGTCCATGCGATGGCAGCCCCAATACCATCAATGGCAGCCGACCCCGAAAGAAGATTTTGAAGAAATCGACCAGATGAACTGGCCGCAATAACACCCGCCGCCCCGGCGGGACAGGAGGATTACTATGATAAGCATTGCAATTATCAACTTGAAAGGCGGCGTCGGGAAAAGCGTCACCGCCTGCAATCTTGCCGCCGAATTGGCCGCCAAGAGCAAGAGCGTTCTGGTGGTGGATTTGGACAAACAGGGCAACACGAGCAAGTTCTTCGGCGTCCTAGACTACGACAGCCCCAGCGTGGCCGAGGTTATGCTGGGCGAGGACGACATCCTGGCGGCCATTGTGAAGGGCGTCGATGTTTGGGGCGTACATCTGCTGCCCTGCGATATGCGAATGCTAAAGGCCAACCGCACGATACTGATGGACAACGGCCCGCGGCAGTTCCATCTGCGGGACGCGCTGAAATGTGTGGCCGGGGACTACGACTACTGCATCATGGACTGCCCGCCGGACTTGGACATGGGCAGTATCAACGCCCTGTGCGCGGCTGACTGGGTCATCATCCCGGTGGATTGTGACAAGTGGGCCTGCGACGGGATGCAGGAGATAGTAGAGCAGATCGAGCAGGTGCAGGCCTACTACAACCCGCGCCTGAAGATCATGGGTGCGCTGATGACGAAGTACCGCCGCACCCGGTACGCGGAGGACATCATCGTTCAACTGTGCGCGTCGGGAATCAGCGTGCTGGAGACTGTCATACGCTACACCGTCAAGGTCAGCGAGGCCGCGCATGCAGGCATGCCGCTGTTGGAATACTGCCCGGACTGCACGGCAGCGGTGGATTACAGGGAGCTGACGGAAGAAGTTGAGCGGATCGTGTCCAATGTGGACACAAAGGAGGGCTAAGCGATGAGCAAGGGATTTTCTATCAACGACATTCTCGGCAACACAAAAGCTAACGCCCCGGCGGGTCAGAAAATGCAAGTCGTCATGCTGCCGGAAGCCGATATTGAACCGAACCCGGAAAACAGCATCTACGAGATCGGCGATGTCTCCATGCTGAAAGCCGACATTGCCGAGCGAGGATTGCGCAGCCCGCTGGAGGTCCTGCCCGCCCAGAACGGCAAATATATGCTGCTGGCCGGGCACCGCCGCTGGACGGCCTGCCGGGCACTGACTGCCGAGGGCGTGGCCGGGTTTGAGGTCCTGCCCTGTGTTATCCGCCAGAGCCAGGGCGAGGATGACGACCTCATCGCGCTGATCACCTCCAACGCCACGGCGCGCGAGCTGACCGATGGTGAGCGGCTGCGCCAGTACCGGGCACTCAAGCAGGCGCTGGAACGCAAAAAGGCAGCGGGCGCGCTCGATGGCCGCATCCGTGATGAGATGAGCCGCATCACCGGCGATGGCACCGGCACACTGGGGAGGCTGAATGCCATCGCCAACAACTGCGTGCCGGAGGTTCTGGCGATGGTGGAGCGCGGCGAGATCACCATGACGCGGGCCTATGAGTGCAGCAAGCTGTACAAGGTGCAGCAGGTCGAATACGCCAAAATCAAGTACGCCAGTATGCCGCCCATCACCGATATGGCCCGGCGGGCGGCCATCAAGTATCTGGTCGAGTGCGGCCTGGCCGACCAGCTGAAGAAGCTCGACTACGTTCGCAATAGAGAATGGAACTACGCTGACCGCGGGCTGGATGCCCGCAAGCTGGAGCCGGTGACGCTGGATCTGACCGAGAGCGAGACGGATGCGCTGCTGCGCATTGAGCCTTCTGGTTGTTACAACTTTCGCGTCAGGATGCTGGACCCGGCGGATACAAACGAGGTTATTGCCGAAAGCTCACTCACTACACGAGATTTGTTCGATGCCGCCAAGCGCCTGTACATCAACAAGGACGATCTGGCGGCGTACAAGGCCGAGGTGAAGGGCAAGCGTGATCAGGAGCGTGCCCGGCAGGAGGAGGCCGGAAAGTGGCAGGCGCTGGCCCGGCAGGAGCTGGAGGCGTTCGACAGCTGGCCGCTTGTAACGCGGCTGAAGGAGCTGGGCCTGACGATCCGTGAGCGGAAGATGGCAGACGGCGGGCGGCTTATCATTGCCGTGGATGATCTGACGCGCTTTTCCGGCCATGTGGATGGCTTTCAATACCGCGAGTGCTTCGCGGTGCGCCTCGGGCCGAACGGCGAGCGCGCAGGCCGGGACGGAGACATCAATGCGCTGGAATGGTACAAGCGCTGGTACAGCACCGGCGCGGGCATTGAGAACTACATTGCCGAGGACATCAAGAGGAGTGAGAAGAAGTGAAGTGCATGTACAACCAAAGCAAGCGCGGCCTCAAACTTTTCGATGTCCCGGAGGTGGATACATGAATTACGAGGAAAAGGTTCACTGGCTGCGGAGATACCGTGATGCACTGCAGCTGGAAGAAGAACTGCGGCAGGAGCTGGAGGACCAGCGAAGCCGGGCCTGCAAAACCACGGCTGTCCTGACTGGCATGCCGGGCGGGGGTGGAGACGGCCAGGCGCTGCCCCGCGCCGTGGAGAGCATTATCGCCGCGCAGCAGGAATTGCAGGCACAGATTAACCTTTGCGGGGCGACCAGGCGTGAGGTGGTAGCCGTCCTTGACCAGGTTGCCGATGAGCGTGACCACGAGATCTTGCGTCGGCGGTATCTGCTGGGGCAGCGGTTTGAGGAGATTGCGGTAGAGATGTGTTTGGAATATCGGTGGGTGAGGAGAATTCACAAAAAGTGCATTGGCAAAATGGATATTTTAAACAAAGGTTACAACAAATGATTGTGAACATTTACGATGCGTAGTGTGGTATAATAATATTGTACTATACCTATATTTTAAAGCTAGATAGGAGGAAAACTGTATGAATGCCAAACAACTTTCTGCAGATGTTATCACTTACGCAAATCAGTGCGGTTTTCCCATCACCAATTTAAAACTTCAAAAAACACTGTACTACTTGCAGGGATATTATGCTCGCAAGTATGGGGAAGAACTATTTTCAGAGGAAATAGAGCATTGGCCGTATGGACCCGTGATTCCCACTGTCTATTTTGAATATTGCTCGTTTGGTGCGAACGCAATATCTATTCCTCTTTCAGATGCGCCTTTTTCTGGATGCAGTACAGACGAAAAGAAAGTCCTGACAATGGTTGTCGATAAGTGTCTTTCTTTGACAGCTCGAAAACTTGTTGAGAAGACTCACATGGAGTGGCCATGGAGGAATACACAGGCTTCTGAGATTATCCCATTTAATGCAATTCTGCATTATTTTAAAGAAAATGATCCTCTTGAAATTTTGGTATAAAAGTGGGGAGAATTGTTCGTGGGCGATACTTTCAAAAATGCTCAAGACGAGCATATGACGCAACTGATTAAAGTCCTTGATGAAATAAAAGATTACGCTGTTGACGAATTAGACTCCGCACCATCATCTGATATGGTTGCCGTTTTCTTGGGAAAACTGAAAACTGTATATGACGATGCGAGTTTTCGTCATTCGTATTCTATCATATCAAGTTGCTTAGGAATGTACCAAGCAGACGAGCGTGATTCTATCCCCGTTGTCCTTGCCAGAGTTGTAGATTTGGCCCTGCTTGAGAAGAAAACGTCAAAAGATGCTCGTATTCTAGGAAGTTTGCAAAAGCTCTTAGACCACATAGAATTAGAGTGTTTGCGCCTAAACCGAATGGACGAAATCCGTAATTTGGCCAAAGGTTCCAAGATTCAACAAAAGCAGACCGAAGCTATAACGCAACAAGTAAGCGAAGACACTAAAATTCTCGAATCAAAAGTAAAGGGATTTCATGAGCAATCCATCACAATTTTGGGGATTTTTTCTGCCATTGTCGTTGGATTCATGGCAGAAATATCTCTGTTCATTAAGGGCTTTGAATCATTAACACCGGACAATGTATATGCTTTATTGTTCTATTGTACAGTGGTCGGTATTATTGTTTTTGATACCTTGTTTATGCTGATTTTCTTTGTGGCCAAAATTGCTGGTTTTTCTTTGGCAGTTAGTAAACACACAAAAGATTCTGGCCTTTGGTTATTTAGGACTTTTTTTAATTACCCATACATCTATTGTTTTAATGCACTTGCAATTATAGGGGCCATTCTTTTGTATATTGCTAATTTTGGAAACTGACCCTCGAAAGCCCCCTGTAAAAGTGGTATAATGATACTGTCAAAAGCCGTAAGGAACGAAAAGCTCCTTGCGGCTTTTGTGTTGCTGTCCATAGTGACGCTCCTGGCAGCACGGGGACTGCGCGGTTGTCTGCCGCGTCGCTGTGTATAAGTCCCCTGCCCGGTTGAGATGCCGGGCTATTTTTATGCCCTTGTAGCTCAATGGCAAGAGCCTGAGGTGTGCCGGTCCAAGTCCGGCCAAGGGCATCTATGAAGCAATCCAAGGCCCGGCGGGTCAGCGTGTCCATGTTGGACACAAAACGCCGGGCCAAGAAAATATACCGGGAGGGGTGCGCATGAAAATGACCCCCACGAAAAACAACCCCCGCTATGCCAATGGCAACCTGCGGCGCAAGCACAGGGCCAGACTCCGGGCCATGGGGTGCGAGTGCGGCATTTGTCACGGGCGGTTCGGGCCGATTCATTACGATGAGCCGAGCGATGCAGCGCATCCGCTGAGCTTTGTGGTGGATGAGATAAAGCCTGTTGCCAAGTGGAAACAGTTTGGTTATCCGTCGGCGCGGGCCGCAGCGGAGGACTGGGACAATCTGCAAGCTGCGCATTACTTCTGCAATGCGCAAAAAAGGGATAAAATAGTGAATTTTTCGCTTGATTTTGGCCAAAAAATGACAAAAATTCCTGGCGTTTCGGACGGCAAATGGTAGGTGGGGAGGGTCCCCCTCCCCCGCCAGCGGCGACCCTGCTGCTGTCCAGCGCCGATTTACACACGGGGGAGTTATGAAGCTGAGAAATGTGAAGGGCGGAAGGCTTGAGGAGCTGAAAAACCTGAAGCTGGTGCTGGCGGCGGCAATCGACGGGTACAGTGACCCCAAGGCGCTGCCGCAGCTGGCAAAGCAGTACCGGGAAACGGTACGGGAGATCGAGGAGATAGAGGGAGCGGCGAACAGTGAGGACGAGATCTGTGAAATCCTTGGAGAGCGCGCCGCTGATGGGAAGTCAGGAGCCGTCCGAAAGAGTCGCACCTGACTATACCGCCAGCGACGGGCTGGATGCGGCCAAGCTGGTGCGCATCGGCGGGACGGTGCTGGACCCATGGCAGAGCGATATTTTGGACGACTGGCTAGGGCGCACGCCCTCCGGCAAGTGGGCCGCGCCCTCCGCAGGCGGCAGCGTGCCGCGCCAGAACGGAAAAAGCCTGCTGATCCAGGCGCGCAGCGAGGCGGGAATGCTTTTGTACAACGAGCAGGTCGTCTACACGGCGCACCTGCAGAAAACCGCCACCGAGACATTTGAGGAGATGCGCGACTTCTTTGAGGGGCCGAAGCTGCGCCGCCATGTAGCCGAGATCAAGACGGCCATCGGGCGCGAGCAGATCATCCTAAAGTCCGGCGCACGCATCAAATTTCTGGCGCGAACCCGCAACGGCGGACGCGGCCAGCACGGCGACCTGCTGATCTTTGACGAGGCGCAGGAGCTGGATGAGACGCAGCAGGCCTCGTTTCTGCCGGCTATCTCGGCCAGCTTAAACCCGCAGACGCTGTATCTGGGAACGCCGCCGGACGAGAACGCCGACGGCACGGTTTTCCGCCGCATCCGCACCGGCGCGCTGGACGGCACGGCCAAGCGCACGGCATGGTTTGAATACTCCGTCAAGGAGATCGGAGACATCCATGATCCGGCGCGCTGGGCTGTCGCCAACCCGGCGCTGGGGCGGCGCATCCAGCAATCCACCATCGAGGGCGAGGCGGAGAACATGGCCCCGGATACGTTCGCCCGGGAGCGGCTGGGCTGGTGGAGCCCCGTGGTAACGGAAAAGCTGGACTACGCGCTGGACAAGAATGCCTGGGACCGCTGCGCCAGCGATGCCGAGAAGCCGGAGGGCAAGACAGCCTACGGCGTGAAGTTCGCGGCGGACGGCTCTGTGGTCTGCCTGTGCGGCGCGGTCATCCCGAAGGACGGCCCGGCGCGGGTATCGCTGATCGACATGCAGCCCACAGGCCGCGGCTACGGCTGGCTGGCCGACTGGCTGAACGCCCGCTATGACCGCGCCAGCTGCGTCGTCATCGACGGGCGCAATGGCGTGGATGTGCTTGTGGACCGGATCAAGGGGAACTGGCGGGCCAGGAACTCTGTTATCCGGCCATCGGCCAAGGATGTGATCGCTGCCGTCAGTGCCCTGACCGACGCCGTGAACGAGGGACGGCTGACATGGTACCGCCCGCAGACAGCCCTGCGTGAAAGTGCCGTGACCAGCATCAAGCGGCCCATCGGCGGCGGGTACGGCTTCGGCGGCGACAACAGTCTGCCGGTGGAGGCCTGCGCCCTGGCGCTGTGGGGTGCCAGGACCAGCAAACGAGACCCGACCCGGAGAATGCGGATCGGCTGATGAGGAGAATGTGATGATCGCACTGAATTTCGGCACGGTGGCCGGGCTGACGGGGCCGGAGCAGAAAGCCCTGGACGAGCTTGTCCGGGTCTACAGCCTGCATCAGGCCGGCAACGCCGAGAAGGAAAAATACTACGAGGGCCACGTTGCGCTGAAGGACGTGAACCTTGGGATCGCACTGCCGCAGGGCATCCGCAACCTTGAGATCGGGTGCAGTTGGGGGCAGAAGGCCGTGGACGTGCTGGCCGCCCGCAGCATGTTTGACGGATTTGTGAGCAGCAGCGGCGACAATGCTGTGCTGAACCGGCTGATCGCGGACAACCGGCTGATCGCCGAGTACGGCAAGGCCTGCCGGGATGAGCTGAAGTACGGCTGTGCGTTCGCGACGCTGTCTGCGGATGCGGCCATCGGCTGCAAGATACGATTCCACTCCCCTGCCACGGCGGCAGCGCTGTGGAGCGGCGAGAAGGGGCGCATTGCCTGCGGGCTGGCGATCATTGACACCGTGCCGGATGAGCATCTGACCGGCGTGTGGCAGCCGCGCGTTGTGAATCTGTACATGGACAATGCCGTGACGGTGCTGCGCCGGAGGCCGGACGGCTGGAATGTCCAGCGACTACCCCACCGCATGGGCCGCCCGCTGATGGAGCCGCTGATCTGGAATGCCACGAGCAGCAAGCCGTTTGGCCGCAGCCGCCTGAAGCGCTCCATCCGCACGCTGATAGACGATTACATCCGCACCGTGGCGAATGCCACGATTGCGCTTGAGTTTGACACGACACCGCAGAAGTATATTCTGGGCGTCACGGATGAGCAGTACGACGTGCTGATCTCCGACAAGTTCAAATCCTATGTGGGCAGCCTGCTGGCGGCGACGAGCAACCCCGAGACAGGCGAAAACCCGGTGTTCGGGCAGCTGGCGCAGGGCAGCCTGAGCCCGCACACCGAGAAGATGCGGATGACGGCGACCCAGTTTGCCGCGGCCACCGGCCTGACGGTGACGGACGTGGGCGTTGTGAACGATGCAAACCCCACGAGCAGCGACGCGATTCTGGCCCAGAGCCAGACGCTGGTGCTGCTGGCGCAGCAGCTGAACACCGGAAACGGCGACGCGCTGCGCACGATTGCCCAGATGGCGCAGGCCATCCTGCGCAATGTGCCGCCCGGTGCGCTGACCGAGGAGGAGCGGAACGTGATGCCGCACTTTAAGAATCCGGCCATGCCCAGCGTGGCCGTGACGGCGGACGCCGCCATCAAGATTGCCACGGCCCGGGAGGAGTTCGCCAGCACGGACACGTTTTTAGAGATGATCGGCTTTGACCAGGCGGACATCCGCCGCATCCGTGCGCAGGAACAGCGGGTGCGCGGACAGCAGGTGCTGATGGAGATGGAAGATGAGGATAACGACGCAGGCGTGGGAGACGTACATCCGCAGGCTGGCGCAGCTGAATGAGAAGGCCGCGCAGCTTATGGCGGAGTACCTGGCCGCCCACGGCACCGCCGACACGGAGGCGCTGACCGACTATGCCGCGGCGCTTGTGCAGAAATACGGTGAGGGCAGCGCTGAGCTGGCCTGCCAGATGTATGATGCCATGGCGGCGCTGCAGAATGCCAGGGTGTCCCCTGCCGAGCCTGCGGCACCTGCAAGCCGCCGCGAGGTGGCCCGGATGGTGCAGGCCACCCGGGAGAGCCCGCCGCAGATGCAGAGGGGCGTGAGCAGACTGGTAAAGCGGGCCGGGGCCGACACGACGCTGAAAAACGCGCAGCGGGACGGCGCGGAGTTTGCCTGGGTGCCGCACGGCGACAGCTGCGCCTTTTGCCTGACGCTGGCAAGCCGCGGCTGGCAGAGAGCCAGCCAGGCGGCCATCAAGGGCGGCCACGCCGAGCATATCCACGCAAGCTGCGACTGCGAGTACGCCGTCCGGTTTGACGGGCGCACAAGCGTGGCCGGGTACGACCCGGAGGCTTATCTGGCGCAGTATAACGCCGCGGGCGGCGATATAAACAGGATGCGCCGGGTGAATTACGCCGCCAACAAAGAGCGCATCAATGCCCAGAAGCGGGCGGCGTATGCGGCGAGGGTTGAAAACCAGAAAAAAGATGCTATAATAAAGGCAGATATAGTAGGGTTAGATAATGACCGTTATACGATTGCCGAGCCCAAAATTTCGCAGTATCTGCTGAAGCCTGAAGCTAAGCACGCCGCAGAGTTCTTTGATGCAGGCTATTCCGAGACTGATACCGAACGCCTGAACCGGGATATTTACCAGCAATTCGATGAATCCTTGAAAGTGGACATCCGAATACTGGATGACGGGACGGAAGCATTCAGCATCTTTATGGAACTCGGAACGACAGGCAAGAAGTCATTCCGCACAGTTTGGCAGCGGGAATCCGGCAGTGAAAAGCCGCGTTTTATTACAGCACACAGAGAGGAGAAGAAGCGATGAAGCTGTACGACCATGTGAAAATCAAATCCAGCGGTATCACCGGCGTCATCGTAGATATTTTCGGCGAACGGTTTACCGTAGAATCCGATACCGAACGCGTCCCCGGAGACACGAGCGGTTATCCGGGGCGGTGGCCATTGTTCACCTGCCCGGCCTCCGAATTGGAACTGCTGAAATAAGTTGAAGCCCTACGAACCACGATGCAAACGCACCGTGGTTTTTTCATGCCAATTTTTGGGAGAACATTATGGCAAAAGATGATTACTTTGTTTTGGTCTACAAAATCCTTGCCTATCTGTACACGGTTTTGAAGGAGGGCCGCTCCCCTGATGCAAAGATGCTTCAATATGACAGCACACTGTTGGGGGTAAATGAACCTTACTGGGCCTATATTATGGAAAACCTGCAAGCGCAGTGGTACATTACAGGCTTGACCGTTGTTGCGGCATGGGGCGGAGCAAGGAGCATCTCAAATCTGGAACGATGCCAAATCACGCCGGACGGCATTGCCTACCTGTTTGAAAATAACCTGCTTGCCAAAGCAAAAGAGCTGTTGAAGGATGCAAAGGCCATGACGCCGTTTATCTGAATATGTGAACCACGATGCAAACGCACCGTGGTTTTTTTATGCCCACCCGGGCTGCATGAGGCCGGGGCGGGCAATTTTATTACAAAACTATGCCCGGCACGGCGTTAAACTGTACAGCCAGTGCGGATGCGACCCGCGTGAACAAAGCGCAGGCGGAAAGGACCAGAGATGAAACGTGAAGAAGTAAAAAACAAGATTCCCGGCATCACTGACGAGCAGCTGGACTGGCTGATGGGCGAAAACGGCAGGGACGTCACTGCCGAGAAAACCAAAGCCATCAACCTGCAGACGCAGGTGAACGACCTGACGACCCAGCTGAACACCGCCAAGGACGGCCTGAAGGCGTTTGAGGGTGTGGATGTGGCTGATCTGAAGGGGCAGATCACCAAGCTGCAGGGCCAGCTGAGTGAGCAGGCGGACGGCTTCGCCTTTGACAGCGCCCTGGATGCCGCCATCCACGGTGCCCACGGGCGCGATGTGAAGGCAATCCGCGGGATGTTGGATGTAGCCGCACTGAAGGCCAGCAAGGACCGCACCAGCGACATCAAGGCTGCGGTGGAGGCGCTTGCCAAGGAAAAGGCATGGGCCTTTGAAGACATTGGCAGCGGCTACCCCAATGTGCCCGATGGCGGCAGTGCCGGTGCCGGAGGCGGTACACCTGCGGCAGATGGTGTGGAGGCAGCCTTCAAGGGGATGAATCCGGGGCTGAATGTGTAACGGCAGATGGCGGCAAGGTCTGCCCTCATCCGGCCCTGCGGGGCCACCTTCAGTCTACGCGCTAAGAGCCGCCTTCGGCGGTTGCGCTACGACACGCGCCTGCGGGCGCAGCCCCTCGGGGGAAGGCTTGAGAGAAAGAGAGGTAATTTTTTATGGCACATGAAAATCAGGAACGTTGGAGCAAGCTGGTGGACGCAAAGCTGCGCAATCAGCTGGTGACCCGCGATAATGCAATCTTCAACAGCCGCTACGAGGGCGACCCCAAGAGCGGCAAGGTCAAGATCCCGGTGCGTGACACCGAGGTGGAGGTCAAAGCCTACGACAAGGCCAACGGCATCGACCCGAAGGCCGGTACGACCACCTACCTTGACCTGGACATCGACCACGACGAGGCCGTGAACGAGCTGATCGACGGTTACGATGCCGCCAGCGTGCCGGACGGCATTGTGGCGGACCGTCTGGACAGCGCGGGCTACAGCCAGGCACTGTCCATCGACAAGGCAAGTCTGGAGGCCCTGCAGGGCGCAACGGGCGCAAACATCTGCGCCACCAAGAGCGCCGTGACCGAGGAGAACGCCTACAAGCTGGCGCTGCAGGCCAAGCGCGTGCTGGGCCGTAAGGGCGTGCCCAAGGATGGCCGCTTTATGATCGCATCCCCGGAGTACATGGAGGTGCTGATGCTGGACAGCCATTTCATCAAGCAGGGCGACCTGTCCCAGGAGCTGGTGCAGACCGGCGCTGTGGGCAAGATCGCAGGCTTTGCGGTGTACGAGTCCAACAACATGGACTTTGAGAACGCGACCCGCGTTGCCAGCAAAAAGACCACCACCGACTTCATCTGCGGGCACCCGAACTGGTGCCACCGCGTTATGGAGTGGCAGGTCCCCGTGCATCTGCAGGATCTGAACGGCAGCGGCAAGTACATTGGCGCAAGCGCCGTGCAGGGCCGTAAGGTGTACGGTATCAAGGTATCCAAGCCGCAGACGCTGTTTATCAAGCGTACCGAGGCGGCGACCTAAGGAGGCACACCATGCGATATGCTACCCTGGCCGATGTGGAGGCCGGCTTCCGCACGCTGGAGGAGGATGAGCAGCGCCGCTGCCTAGCTTTGCTGGAAGAGGCCGCTACCATAATCGACACATGCAGCGAGAATGCCGCACCTGACCGCAAGCAGCTGGTGAGCTGCCGCATGGTGCGCCGCGTTTTGGGCGACGGAGCCGCGGCCCAGCTGTACCCCATGGGGGCGACCCAGGGGTCTGCGTCCGCGATGGGCTACACCCAGAGCTGGACGATGAGCGGCGGCAGCAGCGGCGAGCTGTATCTGTCAAAGCTGGAGAAGCGGCTGCTGGGTCTGGGCAGCCGCGTGGGGGCACACAGCCCGCTGGAGGATCTGACATGATCCGCGGGGCTGATGTGCTGCTGTACGTCAGGACGAAGGTCGGCGAGGATGAATTCCACGCGCCGGTCTGGCGCGAGACGCCGGTGATGGTGCACAATGTGCTGATCGGAGAGCCGGACGCGGATGCAGTAGTGAGCGACCTGCAGCTTTGCGGCAGGCGGCTGGCCTACGTGCTGGCGATCCCCAAGGGCGACACCCACGACTGGGACGGCGTGACGGTAGAGTTCTTTGGCCGGAAATGGCGCACCTACGGCGGCGTGACCGAGGGCATCGAGGAGCTGCTGCCGCTTGCCTGGAATAAGAAGGTCAAGGTGGAGCGCTATGAATAAAGTGCGTATCAAGCTGCACAGCGCTGGCGTCCGGGCGCTTTTGAAGGGCGCCGAGATGCAGGACATCCTGAAAGAGCAGGCCGCGGCTGTAGCGGCGCGATGCGGCGACGGCTATGAGAGCCGCGTGGGCGTGGCGAAAAAGCGCGCCGTGGCGGACATCTACCCCGCCACAGCGGACGCCCGCCGCGACAACTACAAAAACAACACACTGGAGAAGGCACTGAAATGATCGAGACGACAGTTCTGAACTTTTTGAGCGGAAAGCTGCGCGTGCCGGTGCTGGCGGAGGTACCGGAAAAGCCCCCCGGCAGCTTTGCCGTGGTGGAAAAGACCGGCGGCGGACGCAGCACCGGCCTGAAGCAGGCCACTGTGGCCGTGCAGAGCTACGGCGAGACGCTTTTGCAGGCGGCCCGGCTGGATGATGACGTTGTGGAAGCGATGGCCGAGCTGGCAACGCTGACCGGCGTAGGAGCGTGCAGACTGGTCCGTGACTACAATTTCACCGATACGGCGAACAGGCGATACAGATACCAGGCGGTGTTTGAGATCGTGTATTATTAACGGCAGGCGGAGCAAGGTCTGCCCTCATCCGGCCCTGCGGGGCCACCTTCAGTCTACGCGCTAAGAGCCGCCTACGGCGGTTGCGCTACGACACGCGCCTGCGGGCGCAGCCCCTCGGGGGAAGGCTTAAGAAGAAAGAGAGGTAATTTTTTATGGCAGATGCAAAACTGGTAACGGTCAGCAAGCCGAAGGTCGGCGGTGCGGTATGGCGCGCGCCGCTTGGTACTACGCTGCCCACCGACGCCACGACGGCGCTGGACAAGGCGTTCAAGTCGCTGGGGTACATCAGCGAGGACGGTATGAAGAATGCCAACTCCCCCAAGAGCGACAGCATCAAGGCGTGGGGCGGTGACACCGTGCACACCTACCAGACCGAGAAGCCGGACACCTTCCAGTTCCAGCTGATCGAGGCGCTGAACGCGGAGGTGCTGAAGGCTGTCTACCGTGACGACAACGTGACCGGCGATCTGGAGACCGGCCTGACGGTGAAGGCCAACGCCAAGGAGCAGCAGGATGCCTGCTGGGTGGTTGAGACCATCCTGAACGGTGATACCGTGAAGCGCGTCGTTGTCCCCTGCGCCAAGATCACCGAGATCGAGGACATCGCCTACAAGGACGATGAGGCGCTGGGCTACGGCGTGACGATCTCGGCCACGCCGGACAGTGCGGGCAACACCCACTATGAGTACCTGAAGAAAGGCAGCGCATGATGTTCACGGGAAAGACAAAGAGCGGGTTTACGTACTGCATCCCGGAAAAGCGCATCCAGAACATGGAGCTGCTGGATGCGCTGACCGAGCTGGAGACGAACGGTGCGGCGCTGCCCAAGGTGGTGAACCTGCTGCTGGACGCGAATGCCAAGCAGAAGCTGTACGATCACGTGCGCGATGAGGACGGCATGGTGCCGGTGGAGGCCGTCGCGACGGAAATCTATGACATCTTCCAGAACGGCAGGCAGGCAAAAAACTCCTGACCCTCGCCTGCATGGCCGCGCGGTTCCCGGATGAGCTGACCTGCGACATGGCCGAGACCTACCATGCGCTGGACTGGCGGGCGCTGGGTCTGCCGCTGGCGGCCACGCTGGCCGCAGGCCTGCGGGAAAACAGCCGCACCCGGATGGCGCTTGCCGGGAGCGTGTCCACAGTGGACACGCTGCTGCTGGGCGCTGCGGTGGATGCGCTGCATCTGCTGGTCTGGGGCAAGACGAAGGATGGACAGAAGGGCCGCAGCCGCCCGGAGCCGGTGGTGAACCGTTTGCTGGGCACGCCCGGCCAGCGGCAGACCACCGGCTTTTCCTGTGCGGCGGAGTATGAGGCGGCTCGGGCGAGGATATTGGGAGCGGGGTGACGGCGGGCTGCGGAAGGTCTGCCCTCATCCGCCGCTGCGGCGGCACCTTCCCCCGAGGGGGAAGGCTTAAGGGAGAGAGGTGAAGGAAATGGCGAAGCAATCGCTGGCGAGCGCTTATGTGCAGATCATACCGTCGGCGGACGGCATCAGCGGCAAGCTGGCCGAGGTCATGGGCGGCGAGGCGGCGTCTGCCGGTAAGATCAGCGGCAAGAGCCTGGGCTCGGCGCTGGTGGGCAGCCTGACAAAGGTCGTGGCGGCGGCGGGCATCGGCAAGATGCTGCAGAGCACCTTTACCGGCGGCACTGCGTTTGAGAGCGCCATGGCAAAGGTCGGCACGATTGCCGACACCACGAAGGTGCCGCTGGAGAGCCTGAGCAGTCAGGTGCTGCAGGTGTCCGGTGATATGCGCATCGGCGCGAATGAGATCGCCGAGGCGGCCTATCAGGCCATCAGCGCCGGGCAGGCCACCGGCAACGCCGTGGCCTTTGCCGGGCAGGCGTCCATGCTGGCAAAGGCAGGCTTTACGTCCAGCGCCTCGGCGGTGGACATCCTGACGACGGCACTGAACGCTTACGGCAAAGGCGCGGACGAGGCGGGACATGTTTCGGATGTGCTGCTGACGACCCAGAACCTGGGCAAGACCAGCGTTGACGAGCTGGCGGGCAGCATGGGCCGGGTCATACCGCTGGCAGCTGCCTACAATGTGAGTCTGGAAAACCTGTCCAGCGGGTTGGCCATCATGACGGCCAACGGTATTGCTACGGCGGAAGCATCGACCTATACAAAGTCGATGCTGAACGAGCTGGGCGATACAGGCTCGGCTGTTGGCAAGATCTTGCAGCAACAGACCGGCAAGAGCTTTGCCGAACTGAACGCCGACGGCAAGAGCCTGGGCGATGTGCTGCAGGTGCTGTACGACAGCGTGGGCGGCAACGCCACGAAGTTTGCGGGACTGTGGAGCAGCGTGGAGGCCGGTACGGGCGCATTGTCGCTGGCAAGCTCCGGCGCGGATAAGTTCAACGGTGTGCTGCAGCAGATGCAGGCCGACAGCGGCCTGACGCAGACGGCCTACGACACGATGACCGACACGATGGTCTACAAGCTGGACGGCGTGAAAACCAACGCCCAAAACCTGGGCACGGCCCTGTTTGATGCCGTGAGCGGGCGACTGGGCGAGGCCGTGACGCTGGCGGGCGGCTATTTGCAGACGCTGTCCGAGAGCGTGCAGCAGAACGGCATTGCGGGGCTGGCGGAAGGGCTGGCGGCGGTATTTACCGACCTGACCACCAATGTCGGGCCGCAGCTTTTGCAGACCGGCACGGTCCTGCTGGGCAAGCTGGGGGACGGCCTTGTGACCGGCATCCCCCAGCTGCTGGCACAGGCCCTGCCGGTTGTGGCGAACCTTGCCAGCGGCTTGCGCGAGAACGCCGGGCAGCTGGTGGATGCGGGCATCCAGTTCATTTTGAATCTGGCAACCGGACTGATGAACGGACTGCCGACGATGATCACGTATCTGCCGGGCATTGTGTCGGACATTGCGGGCATCATCAACGACAACGCGCCGAAGCTGCTGGTGGCGGGTGTGCAGCTGATTATTACGCTGGCCGCCGGACTGCTCAACGCGATCCCTGCGCTGCTGGCAAATTCAGTGCAGATCGTACAGGCGGTTGCGGATGTGTGGACCGCCTTCAACTGGCTGGATCTGGGCGGCAAGGTCATTAAGCTGATGGGTAGCGGCATCAAGAATATGGCGGGCTTTGTCAGCAGCAGCGTGAAGGGAATGATGGAGCAGCCCATCGCCTATCTGAAGAGCCTGCCGGAAAAGTTCTGCCAATGGGGCAAGGATATGATTCAGGGCATGATCCGCGGCATCACGAGCATGATCGACGGTGTTGTTGGCTCTGTAAAGAATGTGGCGTCTGCGATTGCCTCGGTCATCCACTTCTCCCGCCCGGACATCGGGCCGCTGCGCAGCTATGAGCAGTGGATGCCCGATTTTATGAGCGGGCTGGCCAAGGGCATCCGGGACAACCTGTGGATGGTCGAGGATGCCGCCGATGCGCTGGCGCTGACAACGGCCCAGCCCATGCAGCTGCAGGTGGCCGGGGTGCTGCGCAGCAACCAGCAGACGGCGGCAGCCAACTGGCAGCCGCAGCCCGGCGTTGCCTACCAGCAGACGAATAATTTCTACACCCACGACAGCCTGTCTGAATCCGAGCTCACCCGTGAGGCGGAGGACATGATGAACCGGCTGCGGTGGGGAATCCCATAAAGGAGGCGGTGCAGCATGGCGCGGACCGTGCCGGTATATACCTATCAGGCCGCGGATGGCCGAAGCCTGCGGTTTGCCGCGGACAGCGATTTCTGGATCACCGATATGAGCGGCGACGACGGGCTGGACATCGAGACGAAAACGAGCCAGTCCTATGGGCAGACCGGCAAGACGATCACCAACCAGTCCGTCGGTGAGCGCAGCGTGACCGTGACGGGGGCTATCCTGCGGGACCTGGACGCCAACGAGGCGCTGCTGAAAAAGCTGGTGCGGCCACTGACGGCGGGACGCTGGTGCAAGACGGTGGGAAGCACGGTTTGGTACCTGGACGTTGTGCCCGCGCAGACGCCTATTGTGAGCGGCGGGGCCAACCTGCTGAACTTTCAGTTCAAATTGAAAGCGGCATTCCCCTACTGGCGCACCGAGGACACGGCCCGGATGCTGCTGGGCGGCATGGAGCCCGCCTGGTTCCCGACGCCTGTCTCGACAGCGGGAAACTTCGCGATCAGCCGGTACAAGCACAATATGTACACGAATTTTGTCAATGACGGCAACGCCGAGACAGCCTTTACGCTGTACCTGCAGGCGGCGGCCAAGGTGAAAAACCCGATGCTGTGGAATAACGGCACGCGGACCTTCATCCGGCTGAATACCACGATGCAGGCGCATGAGCGCGCGGTCATCTGCACAGCGGACGGAAACCGCGGCTGCCGGTACTACACGGCAGACGGCGCGGAGGACAACGGATTCCGGCTGCTGGACATTGACAGCGACCTGTGGATGATGCTGACACCCGGCGACAATGTGCTGCGGATGACGGCGGACGAGGGTAACGAGAACCTGACGGCCATCGTCACGGCCCCGAAGGGGGTGGCGAGCGGTGTATGACATCCTGCGCCTGTACGTGTATCACGATGGAGTGCGTGTGGGCATGGCAGAGAGCGCGGACAGCCTGCAATGGATGCCCGCGTTTGACGATTTGGGCGAGTTCAAGCTTGTCTGCGCGGCGACAGAGACGAACCGCGCGCTGCTGGTGCTGGACGCGGTGCTGTACAACCCGGATACCCCCGGTCTGGCCGCGGTGGTGCTGGCGGCGGAGGCCGACGGAGACAACCACCGAATGACGGTGCGCGGGAAGTTCAGCCTGTGCCTGTTCAAGAGGCGGACCGCCCGCGGGAGCCGCACCATCACGGACGGCGCGGCGGGCCTGCTGGAGGTCTGCCGTACCAATCTGCGCGGGCTGGGCGTGGCCGTGCCGCCCGCTGCCGGGTTTACGGCCCCCTGCGAAGAGACGGTGGCCTGGGCGGACTGTGCCAGCGCTGCCGTGCAGCTGATGCAGGCGGGCGGCTTTGGGGGCCGGGTGCGCTTTGA